AGAGTCTCCCCTCTTTCTCCTACTGGATCGACGGCCTGGCTCGCCGAGTCGGGGCACCACTCCCGATCATCAAACGCCTTACATAATCAATGATACCATCTCAGTCGTCCTGCCCTTTGCAACCATAATTCAGTCAGGAATACTCCCAACAGAGAGTGCACCTCCCTCTCAACTCAGAACAGTATTATCATAGGAAACAGTACCGACAAACGACAAGCTATGGTCAAGGCGCTGGTCCGTACTGTTCCCTATGTTAATAGCTGCTCAGAATCTGACAGAAAGTATCCTCCCTGGTGCTAGTATCCGGGCCGAATCACAATTACAAAAGTCAGTCCAACTCAGATGTCATCATTGATTAATGCATCTAATGGGCTTCTCAAGGAACAAAACTTTACGGCATATACATATTAATAAAGATATAATTTGTGCGTCACTGCTGCCGTTGAAAGCATTAATCGCGCTTCCTTTACAGTGAAATCTACTAAGGCGTGCCAGTCATATCGCTTAACTTTCGTGTGCATTATCTTCCTCTCTATCTGATATGCCGCCGTCTGTGTAATAATATATGCTAACTGATCATGCACGGGTGAGGATGTTGGCTGTTCCATTTTTCCAAAGAGCCAGTCTATCGCCGCAGTCTTATGCAGGCCACGTGATGTCAACTGTTTAACTTGTGTATTAAAAATTGGATCATATTTATCTATCTCTGTCCACTTATTCACCTGCTTATCGCGATCTAATATTGTTAGCATGTCCCAAATTGGCTGCGTTTTAAGTGCCGAGCCGAACCACTTATAATCATGAACTGTCACCATTTCCAACTCATCAACCGTAGACAACGCTTTTAGTGGTCTAATCCCAACCACAGCGTCGTTAACAATAGACGGATTGAAAACATGTAGCGTCCATTCTACCTTTGGCATTTTCTTCAACTCCTCAGAAAACAAATTCCGCAACTGATGATTTATCTGAGGAATGTCATCGCTGGCTGCCTTTTTAAACATTTCTTCCTGTTGTAACTGCAGCCAGTATGGTTCACCGGGCAACTGTGTCTGGTTCAACGCTGTCTCAAAGTCCTTTTGATATCTAATCCATGTCCCATGCCTCGTTTCGAACCGGCCTATCAGGCGTGCTTTGATGTGCGGATACTTTACACTTGGAATATAACCTGTCCAAGGCAACATCCCCAATCCACCTAATGATATTGGAGTGTCTAAATAGCGTTTATCCAACTTACGTATTCTACACCAAGCGCGAATTATCATCTTATGAATAAGCGGGAATTTGCGTCCAGTTCTACGCTCTATCGTATCCAATGTTTTGAAAAGTGTCCGCGTAACTGCGTCACCATCCCAGGGTTCTGATGTCCACGGTTTCCGCTGCGTTAATGAAGGTATGGCACGATTTGGATAGCCGTATACTCGCTCTGATGTGTACCATATACGCAGGAACTCTGTTTGCTGGTAATGTATGCCATATTTCGCGTCATGCCCCTTTGCATTTATCGACGCATACCCAAGTCTAAATGTCAACGCTTGTAAGTAGTTGTCTGTAATTACGGATGAATCATCGCCACGTATATAAACCTCCGGATGCATATCAAGTAACATTTCGACGCATTTGGTCATAGCCTGGTTCCAAAAGTTGCCCAATAATGATGTCAGTCTGATCCCGGATTGGACACCCCCTGTCACACCAAACTCATGTTTCTGTCCCTCATCAAATACGACGCAAACAGCATGGTCAAAGCCATCAACACAGATATTTAACCAATGTTTGACATATTCACGACTCATAGCGGGTGTATTCTGTAGTGCAGATCGCAAATATTTACCACATAGTATCTTGATTTCCGTAAGTGTTGGTTGGTGGTCGAATCCCGCATAATCAAATGGCAATGAGAATCGCTTGCGAAGTTGTCTTATCATGTGTTCCATACGTCTTGCTTGTTTGATCCTCGATTCTTCTAATGTATTACCTGCCCAAGTTGTATATGAATGAGCTGCTAAATAATTGAGCCACGACATTAAATAGTAATTTTCTAAGTCACCGGTCACGGCTATACGTAGCTTACCCATCTCTGGTTTGACGAACGCGTTGGCTACCTGATGGCCACTGTTCTTGACCACTAAAGCATAAATTTCTTCAGGTGTAAATATATCAAGCAAAAAGTTTTTCCGTGCCTTAAACTTGGCCTTGCCTTCATCTGAGTTCCAACGCACCTTACCTACGCTTGATGCTCCTGCGGTCGACGCCATGTCACGTCGAATGAATGTCTCTAAATCTACCCATTCAACAGGGTTCACTGTCTGGCCTTTCATGACTTCATCTGCAGCGGTCTCAAACCATTTATCCCAGTCACCGAAACCATGGGGTTCTCCGGCTTCCGCTAGTTTCCGTGTTTCTTCGACTATATCAAATCCAGGCATTGGGGGCTGTCTATATCCAGTGAGGTTACCCATTTCGGCATATATCAATCGTATGTCCATCGATACGTTATACTTTTTAACTATCTGGTTCAGACAATTCGCACCTCGTATATAGTGGTCTAACGACTTAAGCATATCCAGTCGCAGCATTGTTGATATCACGGGTCTCCCTTGGATGTATACATAATAAACAAGGTTCATCATATGTATATAGTCAAGGTTACGAAATAGGTTTACCAACACCAATAACTCACTTTTACTATAGAGGTCCAACAGGTCACGAGCACGGGTACGTCTGATATTCAGATCTTGCTTTGTCCTTGGTGGAAACGCTTCTTGCCATTCCTCTTCTGTCGAAGGCAGCTTCGTCAAAACCGGTTTAATGCTCGGTTCTGGTATAGGGTCTTTGAAGAGTTTAAGGTTCCTGGCTCTTCGTATTATTGCCGAGATTGATAACGGAGGATATGTCGTCGGATCCGTCAGTGTGGTATTCATATCGATCTCAGCCAACTGGGCGTTTGACAATGCATAACCTTCCGCGCCCAACAGCAAGTTATGTAGTATAGGTACCTTCCATTCAGTTCTGTACAATAATAGGCCATGTCCCAGCCTGTATGCCCGTTGTAGCAATTCGGGCCGTGCTATCGAAATACTTTGTACTGAAACTATTGCGGAGGCACTCCTGGCTCCTGAGCCTGCACCATCGGAGGGGCAACTGATGCAGGCTTGCCTTTTGACTGAGTAGTGGGGTCTGTCAACACTTTACGCTCCATCGTAAATATAAATGACTCCACATTAGAATTAGTTGACGTCATCAAAGAGGTATTAAATTCGGCGCGACGCATTCGCCAAGTATGGAAAGACAAGGGATTACGACCTCGACAGGTCTGATGAAACGCACTGGCGAAAGAAATCGCACAGATAGGAAAGAAATAAATCCCGTCCCACCATACATATGGAATGGCAATTGAACACATATGGAAGTCAGACTTTGTGCTATGAGGTAAGTCGAGACAGAAACGTGAGCGAGGAGCATGGCTAGTATCGGCTGGCGCGCCGGCCGCTGGAGGTACACCGAATAAATTAGCAAATGTCAGTGTCGTTGTCCACGCGGCGAGTCTGTTGTTCCAACGCGTCTCATCATCAAGCAGCCGACGTGTATTGGCTAAATCGGAACGCTTTGTGGCTATTTCGGACATCGGAACAAAGGACGCATCTTGGCTTACTCGTAATATCTCAGGCAACCAGAAACCACTATTACTATCCATTTCATAAGGCACACACCACGGTTTCATCCATTTGGGGAGATTCTTAACGAGAAGGGCGAGCTGTTGTTCAGTATATAGACACGGCATATACACATTCGCGAATTCTGCATCACTGGGAATAATAACTTCCGCTAACCCTTCGTTAGAATACAACAAATGATCATATACACAGAATGTACCGCCGGGCATCGCCCATTTGTAAAGCTCAATTTCAGTCAGGCCTTCAAACAACGACATTAACCATACAATATATTTCGTTGGCAACATGTAACCATTGGGAAGTACGACATCGTTCCACAGAGCGCGAAACTCCTGTCTATATGCATTCAGAGCTTCGGGTTGATCAAACAATTGGTCCAGACCGCGCGAAGACATACCAAAAGTGGCAAAGTAGACCTGTGAAGTAGCTGCAAACTGATGGAAACGTGCAACTGCCCAAGCCTCGGTTTCTTGTCTGCCGAGCCAGTTTGGCATCTTAGAATTACCGTCGTCGTTTTCCGGACCAATATACATCCCTGTCACGACCTGGTTCCATGCCTGTCTGTCAGTTGCTGTTACCCATGCACAGGAAGGTGGCATTATGGGAGGGACGAAAAGGTCGTTTGAAGAAGCTGGAGCAACGATATATGTAATACGGCGCATAAGGGCATCTATCCCCAAGTAATAAGCGGGATCAGACCAATCTGGTTGTGTATAAGGATAGTCTACGCCTTTGGTTTCCAAGATCATTTGGGGTCGATAGATCAAGGAAATATCATACAGACTTTCAACTGTACGGAGGGCACGTGTAATACCCGTAATACGGGAAAGATTAACTAAAAAAGTCTGGATATGCGTTACAGTTATAGATCTTGCTGCTGGTTGGAACCACGTAAATAAATAGGCTACTGCTGGTATCACTGTTATCGCGCCAGTATATGAGATATCTATAGGTATATTTGGGAAGATTGGTGGTAAGTTGCACTGAGTCGGCCCAGTCATCGGCAAAAACTGCGCCTGTTGGTTTGCAGCTGCTTGTGTTTGAGGTGGCCCTACTGCAAAGTTTTTAGGTATAATTATGGCAACATCAAGTTCACCCGCGATACGGCACATATTTGCGTTGTGTATAAACTCCTGTACAAAGTCATAGCTATTGGGGTTTTCTGGTACTTGTGCCTTACGATCTTTATAGATATCAAAAAAGGTAAAGGGATACTCCATAATACATGCTAAAAATAGCGCCATGGTAAGCGATGGGTTGAGTCCAGTGGCAAGGGCTGTTGGAAAATACCAGATGTGATCTTTCATAGATGCTGGAACTGTCACTTCACTGGTATGGAATTGCACCGATCCCTGTACCTGGGCGAATGGAAATACGAGACTTGTACCTTGATCAACCGGTTCGTAGTTAGTATTAGTGAAATTTCCGATTTTTAAGTTGAACGAACCAGTTTGTGAATCACGTTCTTGCTCACTGTATGGATTAATGTTAGCAGCGGGGACCCGTTTATATGGTAGGCTAGACCAAGACATTATCTGGTGGTAACACATGGCTTTAGCTGCGAACTGTTCCATATTTAATCCATAAGTCGGCTCAACTTGGATCATGTTTACTATCTCAATAACCGAAAAGCCGTTAAATGTAGTGTTATCCTGCCTCGCCAACATTTGATTTTGTTTGACAGCTTTGACGTAAAACTCTGAGCCCTGGGTGGTTAGAGTCTGATTAGATTTACCTGAAGTGATCACCTCCCATTCGCGTACAAGTCCATTTGTTGCGGCTGTTTCGACCAAAAATCCGTCTTCACCAAGGTTAGCAAGCAGGGTAGGATACAAGGTGGTCGCACCTATTGTAATATGATCCGTATCAATAGTTAAAGGTACAGCCAACGTGGCAGTCAACGCCTGACCATAGGCCACCATACCTTCTATCTGCGTATTATGGGTAGGGACCGTCTCTCCTGGTGCTGATGAAAACGAAGTTAATAGGGCTGCACCGTCCATCTTGTTTTTTGGCTGCATTTGTACAACTTGTGCAATGCCGGGAGCTTCCACCACCTCTTTCCACGTTGTATTGCCAGTCATAGCATGCATAAGCTTGTTATGCCTCTTCGCTTCTTCTTCGCGAGCACGTATACATTCTTGAACCGACGCAATACCAAAGGTAGAATATAAAGGTGAATAACTGGCTGGCATGAAAGAGTCAATGCTTTTGATTCGCGCGAGATATTCCAGCCATATAATTGGTGACTTAGGACCAGCTAGATGTAATTGGCCTGCAATTACCACGTCATTATAACCTGCGTTATCGAGCACTACGGCCAGTTTAGCCCAGACTTCTGTCTTAAATGCTTTTGTCGCTCGAGTAGTGGTAAGCCATACAAACGCTTGCCAACCTACGGGTATCTTATTTACTATACGATTAAGTGCAGCAGTCTTATTAGCTTTAAGTTGTTCCGGTGATGTGGGCGCTTGAGTACGTCGTTCGTCTGCCGGTTCTGGTGCTGGTTGGGCGGGTCTTGTGACCCCTTTCTGTTTCCGGAGCTCCTCAGGCGTACGCCTACGGGGCTTAAGAGGTTTACGCGAGTCTGCTGTTTCTTCGACTGTATCTATCCATACCTGATTAAATTCACGCTCTGCTTCGGCGTCATCATATTCATACTTGGTCATAGCGCCCACAACCTCTTCCACGCGAGCCAGTATAGACTGTGGCAAAGCAAGAATACCTCCACCAAGGTCACTTAACGCATAAATGACCACCATACCTGCATGATACACACGAGCTACGTCTTCCGCATTTACTAGTGCTTCAAGTACGGCCGCTAACTCATCAAAGGTCATGTCGAATTTACGAGCTGCCTGATAATACTCTTGTCTTAACATCTCACTATCATTGACTTCACCAGCAGGGGTGGTTGCGGGAGTGGCAGATGTCTTGGGAACTACAGCTTTGCGTGCCACTTTTTGGGGCTTGGGTTGTGGTCCAGCTTTCGACTTATACAAAGGTGGGGCATAGGTCGGACGAAAATCATCAGCTTCCATGGTAACAATGCCAGTTTTAACAATTACGTGCTCCGGCAGCACGGGTTTAGGGGCTGATTCATGGTTAGCGATACCAGAAACGTCGTCAGGGGCGGATTGTGCACCAGATACTATAGCGTATGACGCATCATTCCCAGTACCGTCAGAATTGTCCATTTCAACAACCTCAACTACTGCCTGTGTGTTACCGTTTATGGTGTGCATCTCCTTGTTATGACGCTTCTGCTCCCACTCTCCTACAGTAAATGTCTCGACAAACGAAAAGGAAAAGCCTGGTATCTGCTTAGTCAGATGAGCACGCAACTGCGCATTGACGTCTTTTTTAGATTCACCAGTAAAAGATAGAACCTTTCCGCGGTACTCAGTCTTTATTGACCAAATAGGAGTATTCGATGGCCCGGTGGTGTTATAGAGCACAACTGCCTTAAGGGACATGTCCTGTGTGACAGCAGGATATGGCTGGGGTTTTTCCAATGTCGTCCATAATGGACCGGTATTCTGTATAACTACGGGAGAGGGCACTGAATCAATTATAAAATAAGCTGATAACTCGAATCCTGATCCAGGAGTAGCATTGTCCCAGTGGTGCCCAATTGACATTAAATTAGATGACGCGGTAAAGGTACCCGTGGACTGAAATGCTAAACACGGTACTGCAGTGTGCACCTGATACGTAATCACATTTTCGCCTTCAATATCAATAAGAAAAGTACAGGGCGTAACGGAATTACCATACAGTGTTACATTGACAAACAGTATATACTGGTCCAATTCAAACGGGAGCTCAAGTGTCATATCAGTATTACCTGTCAATCCATATACCTGCCATGCTGGAAAGTAAGAACCGTTGGGGGGGAGGGGTGCCCCTAGACGTGGCTTTACTCTTTTGACTCGTGCGTACACCAAACGATCAGCCGGTTCTATAGATGATCTGTATCGGAGGAACAGTTCATCCAAAATGCCTTGAGCTTCAGGTTGCTGAATCATTTCAGCAATTAATTGCAAGTCGTCGAGCCCAAGATACGCCAACGTGCAATACATCTGTTCTAATCGGTAAATACTAACTAATGGCAAGATGCCAGCCAATAGTTTGAGCGCTGCACCACCAAGACCTAAACGTCGCGCCTTACGCATTAAGTCTTCCTTCTCCAACGGTTTTTTCGATGTGACACAGTACAGGTTGGGCTCATCCCCAACAGGTTGATCCCTTTCGGGCTGTGGTGTCACTGTCATGTTCTGCATTGCGGTAGAAACTTTACTAACATCGACCATTCTCAACTCCCTTTCGGAACGTTGGTCTTTGCTTTGTCCACTAGTTTTTTCCATCTTGCAAACTTATTCTCGGTTCGGCATGAGTACTTTCCCTCTCCTAAGTCACTAGTCTTTCCCAGTGTCAGCCCTTCATGAGCAGTACCTTACAGAGTTCTGAAGCTTACTCTCTACTTACTTCCCTCCACATTAGGGGACAGTATCTCCGGATTATGTGCCGCGTACACGTTTTCTTTCTCATTCAGCCACGCTTACTCGATACTCTTCGTGATGTCGGGACCTTTTACGCCCATAATCAGCAAGATACCTTACTCCGAATCCACCTGTGGTGCTTCCATAAGCTCGGTTCTCCTTTCCCTCTGCTCGGGTTTAGGTCGACAGACTCTTGTCACATCTGTCTTTTGTTTTCCTCTGGGACATGTGGAAAAAGGCCGATTCGATCGGCGGCATCTCGCCGGGGGGTGAGCTGAGGATTGCTCTCCTC